TTAACGAATACAGTGTTAGTAACACCACCTGGTAAAGTTATTCTATTACCTGCGTTTGCTCCAACAGCTGAACAACTTACGTTGTCATAACCTATGTGTAATCTATTTTGCTCAGACCAAATTACTTGATCAGACATCATTGGCATTTCAGCGCCAACCATTCTTAAGAAGCCGCTTAACGTTCTGTTTCCATAACGCTCTACCTCTGCTTCATATATTTCCGGTAGATATTGTTGTGCGAAGTCATTCCCACCACCACTATTAAAATTTAAATAATTGCTAGTTAAAGTTTGTGTAGTTAGTGAAGGTATTAAACTTCCAAATTGAGGACTTAATACACCCATTTTTTTTTAGTTTTAATTGTTAAATTTACTTGTTTTAATTTTCAACTTAGAACTATCTACTCCGTTTATAGCACGTACTTTAAAACCACCTAATGATATGTCTTCACCTGCACTTTGACGCGGAGCATCTAGTGTAGGATTTTTAGAACTTTGCATTACGTTTTTAATTCCATCGGTTTTACCTTGTTCATAAAAATGTTTTACAATACGATCTACATTCTGAGCAGCGTACATAGCCTTATGATAACCCTTCGTATCTTTAACATTACCTTCATTGTCTAAGAACTTCTCGACGAAGTTGTTAATGTTTGATTGATTTTCTGCAACTGAACTAGGATCTTTAACGCCATATCTAAACTTCTTTTCTCCAACTTCGAAATCAAAACCTTTGAAATCATCAGAGAATAAACTTTTAGTATCGTTAACAAATCTTTCGTGCTGTTGTGTAGCTAACTCTTGATCTTTGTTGTATCTATTGAAAAAGTCTACAGCCTTTTGTTGATCTGGGTTTTGCGATGGTCTTAACTTAATCTCATCGTAGTATTTAACCTTTAAATCTTCTAAATGCTTTTTAGCTTTTGCAATTTCTTCTTTTTTTGCGAGTTTCTTTCTGCGGATATCTCGCTCCTCATCTAAATCAGTATCAAACGAAAAATTTTCTTCCATTACAAACGCAAGATCATCATCCGAAAGATGTGGTTTAGTATTTTTATAATATTCTTTTAATAAAGTATTTTCATCAACGTTTGAATAATCAGCGTTGAGTCTAGCGTAATCTTCTATAGTTCCACCAGTTTCTCTCATAAACTCTACGAGTTTTTCTACATTGTCTGGTAAATCAACTTTAGTTGGTTGAGCTATTTGTTCTTGTTTTGGTAGTGGCTTTTCTCCCACCTCTTGAATTTCTTCAATAATCGGGCTGGACTCTTCAACTGGTTTGTCTCCTCCAACGTCCACGCTTTTGCCATCTCCGGTTTGTTCGCCCACATCCACCTTCTCTGTTTCTCCGATTTGAATGGCATCTGTTTCTTCTTTTTTCTGTGTTAAATCTACTTTAATAGGTTCTTCAGCTTTTACATTTGGATCTTTTGTAAGATCTACTTTAACTGGTTCTTCTTTTTTTTCAGTAAACTTTTTAACTTTTGTTTTTGACTTTATTTTAAAGTCACCCTCCTGTTTAACAGGTTCAGTTGTTTTTGTTTCTTCTGACATAATATAATATAATTAAATAATTAATAATTAGACACTTGGCGTCATAGATGCCATGTCTGGTTGTTCAAAGTTTTTAGGCAAAGAATCATTTTGTCTTTGACTAATTAATTCGCTTTGTTGTGTAGCTTCCATTTTACTACGTTTATCTTTACGATCTTCGATCATATTTTCTTTTTTCTCCATAGCTTGGACATCCATACCTTTTAAGGCCATATCATATTGATGTTGGATCTCCATTTTTTGCTGTTCTATTTGAGCAGCAATTTGCATACGTTGTATTTCCATTTGATTTACAGCTTGCTCATATTGTACTTTAGAACCTGATATAGCTTCTTGTTTTTGCACTTCTGACAATGCTACTTTTTCAGCTGAATCAGCTTGAGCTGCTGCTTGTGCTTGTATGTTAGCTTGTTGGTTGGCTTGTTCTCTAGCTTCTTTCTTTTTACGTCTTTGTTTTAAAAGATCATTAGCTAGTTTTAAATTTTTAATTTGACGTATATCGATAGCGTCTTCAAGGTTTATACCACCTTGCTGTAAAGCCATTTGTATGTTTTGCTCTAGTTGTGCTTTTTCTTCTTCTTCAGGTTCTAATGATAAGTAAATACCAAAATCATGTATATTTAAATTTTGTATCTCTTGTAATGTACCTACGTTGTAAGTAGATATAGAACTTTTTAAAGAGTTTAAAGTTAAAGGATAACTTAATGAATCAGCTACTTTCAAAGAAATGTTTTCACATGTTCTAAGTGTTAACCATAAACTAGAGTTTAATATATGTCTTGTAGCAGTGTTAGACGCGTTAGCAGCTAACTTCTGTAAACCTACTAAACTGTTCTTGTCTGTATCACTACCATCACGAGCTTCGTTAAGTCCTGTTACATCACGTATCATTTGTAAATAATACTGATAAGTTTGTATTAAACTTTGTATTTTACCTTGACCACTAGAGCTAGTTAATTCTTGAATAGGTACTTTACCTTGATTAAGTGAACCTTCTTGTGTGAGTGATCTACCAACAATACTACCAGTTTGAAAATACATGTTAAGTGCTTCTGCTGGATTATAATTTGTACCATTACCTAAATCAACCTCAGCTAAACCATCCATATCTAAAAATACACCATCTGGTACTATTCTAGACATAACTTGTTGTAGCTTTAAATGTGTTAATTGAATCATATCAGCAAAACCAGTAGTTTTACTAACAATAGATTCAATTCTTCCTTGGTACATCCTTGGCGCTACAATAGCATAACTCATTTCTACTTTTGTAGTATCAGCAAAAGGTCTTGTCATGTTTTCTGCAAGTTCCCATCTTAGTAATTCATTATTACCAATTACTTTAGCTCCTTTATATAATACTTCTATTTTTCTTGATACTTTAGAAAACGTATCAGACTCTGGTGGATTAAAATTATCATCTTTTACTAATGACTTTTCTAAACCTTGATCTGTTTCTTTTATTTTAAATACTTGACTGTTATATGTTTTATATTCAAAATATAAAACCTGTATAGTATTAGGATCGTAAGTAGACCAACCGTATAAAGTATCTCTGTTACCTGTTTGTTTAGATATTTTATCTAATTCACTTTCTGTAAGATCAGGAAACTCTTTAGCTATTTCACCAATAGTTAATGACTTAACTTCTCCTACATAATATATATCTTCAAAATTTGGATCTTCTGTATAAGAAAATATTAATCTTGCAGGATCAACATAATCAATTGTAATACCATTAGCTTTGTTCCAGTTTGTTTTAACTGCACCAATACCTAATGTTACTAAATCATAATTAAATCTTTTCTTTATATTAACAAATTTATTTTTAGCTAATATATTATCTATAACTTCTTCTTCAGCTATTTCTACAGCGTGCTTATAAGTTAATTGCATATGCATATCTAACTCTTCTTCATTTTCTGGCAAACCTGCAGGATTAGGACTTTGATATAAATCTAAACCTAATTTTGTTTTTAATTCTTCTAAATAAGGTTTAGCTAACATATCTTCATATATAGCTGTAGCGTAGTCTGTTCTTTTCTTTAATGATATTGGATCTTGAGCACTAGCTTTTATTTCAAAAACTTTATTTGTCATACCGTTAACTACGATATCAACAAACTTAGATAATACAGGCACTGGTTTCCAGTCTAAATTAAGATAAGACATATCACCATTAATAGCTAACTCGTCTTTGTATTTTTGCACAGGTTGTTCACCTCTTGCGTATAATCTTAAACTATGAAATCTATTATATGATGTAGCAAATCTAGTTCCATTACCGCCTTGTCTCCACCATTCACCTTCAATAGCTTGAGCAACTTGCTCTCCATATTTCAACGAGTTTTTTACTTCGTCCGGCACAACTTGGCTAGGAAAAGAACTGTTTGGATTTGTGTATATATTCATTTACTTAATTATTTTTGATAATGTACCTTTGTTGTTATATCTTTTTATCCCAAGGTCTATAGTTTTTCTTATGGTTCTATTAACTGGAGCATATCTATTTTTATTACAAGCCATAATAGCAAGTCCAGAACTTATAGATGCATCATATTTTGTTCTTCTGTTTATATCAAAATTAGCCCAGTCTTCAAGTGTTCTTTGAAAATACATATCTCCATAACTATCACCATCAAATCCTACAGCATTTTCTATATATGTTTCAATAGCAGCAGCGTGTGCTTGTATTATATCTTGACTAGAGTTAGGTATTCCACCAATCTCTCTTTCTGTTACTGATAATTTAGCATAGACTTTATCTGGTCTATTCATACTAAACCCTCTATAACCTCTTCTTCTAAAATGATATAATAATCTAGGTTTATTATTTTCTGCTAGTATTGGCATACCATAAAATATACATGCCATAAGCACGTCTTCAAAAAACAATTCAGCAGTTTGCGGACGAGCGATATACTCTAAGAAAAAATGATCAACAGGAGCATCTTCCATGCTAAACTTAGTTAAACCACTTAAAGCTCCTTTAGAGCCTCTTCCATCTACTGTACCTGATATATCATAACTATCACAACCAAAAGCACCCATGTGCTCGTTGCCTGGATATTTAATACCATTTTTAATTATAAATCTGTTTTGTAAATTTGTTGGTGGCACCCATGTTATAAGAAATCTACCGTTTTTGTTAGGTGAAAAAACCACTCTAGTATCAATGATACCATTTTCCCATTGGAAACTTCCAGCAGTTACAACAGCGGCAGATGATGCTTCTTCGTTGTAATCTATTTGCTGATATATTTTTGTTAAGTTAAATAAAGACATTTTAGACTCGTCTCTAAATGCGTGTTTAGTTGTACGAGGAAATTGTCTATAAAATTCGTTTAAACCATCTTGGTCTTCTTTAAGACCTTCTACCTCATTTTCCCAATATTCAATGACTCCAATTTTGATTGGTATTCCATGAGGT